GGAAAGCAAGACCTTTACTGTATATATAGACAGGTGCTAGGCTCGCTCCGCTTTGTGCACGAAGCGGGAGCCTTGGCTGGACTTGCAGGGGTAATCTGCGGGGACAGTGACCAGCCGTGATGTTGACGCATCTCGACTGGTCGCTCTTTTTCAATCTGTTGCAGTGACTCTTTCCGCTCAGACCTGAATGGCCCACAGCTCGATCAGGGCAAAACCTTCAGGGCGCGCTCATAAAGCGCTTGCCGGTCGGCAAGGCCGTTGGTGCCGCCGTTGATGCGTTTGGTGATGGTAAGGAAGTCGCCTTTGTCTGCCAGTGTATTGAGCCCAGCACGGTGCCAGAACCAGCCTGCAGACATGGCTGCATGCTCTGGGCGCTCCAGGAGTTCTGGATGCTCGAGCAGATCCACACCTAACGCCTCTGCGCACGCGGCGTAATTGTCACGCCCGGTGACCTGAATAAGCCCCCTGCCCCGATAAAGCTGACCGTCGTCATCGTCCTCAGGCGTGTTACCAAGCCGCTCGGCCAGCCGCCCTGTGTCGTACTTGTCGAGATATTGATCGCTGCCCAACTCGCGCACGTAGCGGAGCTGGCCGGACTCGTGCCCTACCTGCGCCAGAAACGCGGCTATTCGCAATCTGGTGACGATGGCGTACTTGTTCATCGCAACGTTCAGGACAGGAACAAAAACGCCAGCTCGGGAGCTGGCGTTGGGTAGGATCTGCAGCAATTGCTGCGTGGTTATGGACATGCGTGGTTCTCCTGATGAGTAGGTGCTGATCTGAACAGTTAAAGCTGTACGACCTTGAGCGGCTTTTTCTCTTTCTTTTTCTTGCCTTTCGCCTTGGCCTTACCGGACTTCCCGCCATTGCACTCGACGGTAGTGGTCCAGCCAGACTGGGTGAAGACCTGTTCAACCGAGTCGACCAGGTACTCGCCATCAAGGCCAACTTTGAAGTCCAGGGCATTGATCATTCGCTCAGCGAACAGATCGGTGCGCCCCGCCATTTCCAGCCGAACACCTGCGGTACTGCGATTGAATGCCGCGAGGCGCGCTTTGGCAGCCTGCTCAGCGGCGGACTTATTGGGATGGATATGGCGGTCGGTATGAACGGGCGGGAGGCCGTTTGGGGACTGGTCGTTGCTCAGCTCGATTACCTGCAGCTTTCCAGTCTTCTTGTCCAGATGCTTGGCCTGTACGGCTTTCTGTGTGGTCTTGTCGCTGAGACGAAACTGCCAGCGCGCCACATCATGACGACGGATCGTTATGACCCCCAGGGCTTTACCGCTCGCGCTCAATCCGTCTTGGCGAGGCAGCACCAGCAGCTTGCCGTCTGCGACCTTCGCAGTGCAGTCATACTTCTTGGCCACCCGGGTGATGAAGTTGTAATCCGACTCGTCGAGTTGATCGACGCGAGGCACTTTTGTCGTGACGGTACACACCGGCTTCCAGCCATTACGTGCAGCAACATCGCTGACGATCTGCTGCAGGGAGACGTTCTCCCAACTGCCGGAGCGGGTGGTCCGACCGCTGCCGCGCATATCGCTGGCCTTGCCGCGTATGACCAACGTATCGGGTGGACCGGACGCTTCGATGTCGTCAACCGTGTAAAGACCAAGTCGGGTCAGTCGATGCCCTTCGTAACCGAGGTATATCTCGATGTCCGCACCACGCGCAGGCAATGAAACAGCCCTATCCCTGTCGTCGATGCGCAGCTCAAACTCATCTGACTCCATGCCAGGCTTGTCGCTTGTGCGCAGCAGCAACAAACGATCATTGATCAACGCCGTAATGTCGTTGCTGTCCGCAACAATTCGGAATACCGGTTTCATGAGACCTTCTTATAGCCATGACAAGGCATGGCGGATTTACTAGAATCCGCCGCCGAATATTAATAAGGATTGAACGTTGAAAAGGACTATCGGAATGATCTTGCTCGTGCTGGCCGCAGGCTCAGCACAAGCAGAAAAGAAGCTTGAAGTAATCGACCTGGCCCCTGATAACGTCAGCGCCGAGGATAAGGCCGCAGGTCAGCGGCACACGAACGCGCAGGACGCCGCCGCGAAGATTCCGCCCGCCGAGGCTATGGATTTCATCATCCGGCTAAACAGCGCGGTCGCGGACGGTCACACCCTGGCAAAATCAGGAACCATGAACGGTACCCAAAGCCGGAACCAGGCCATCGCCCTGAACAAGCTTCAGGATGAAGGGGCGAAGTTTGGAACGCTCTTTACCCCATTCGCCAAATGCAATAACGCGGCGATTGATGCCGCCACGTCTTGGCAAGGGCTGATCGGGAATAACCAGAAACTGTTCGTCGAGTCTCGCCAGTCTTACCTGCAAGCCTCCTTGGAATGCATAAAGGCGGCTAGCTAGCCCCACAGCTGTATCACTTCCTCGGTCTGGGTGAGCAGATCCGGCAACAGGATCTGCACACCCGCTCGATACGGTTGAGGCTCATCGGCCAGGCCTTGATTGGCATCCAGCACGGCCTCAACGCTACCGCTCAGATGCCCGTAATACTGTTCGCAGATGGTGTCCAGCAGATCCCCGTCAGACGTTCTGCAGATCGTCGCCATAGCTCACAAACTCCAGTGAAAAGCCCTGCTTGCGGGGAATACCCCCGGCCAGCAGGTTGCTTTGTTCTTCATCCACACTGAGCAGACACCAGTTGCCCAGCACCTCGCCGTAACCAGTGGTCAGGCTCAGCGGCTGCAAGTTGCGCCCCATGCTGCGCAAGGTATCCAGTTGCTTGAGGCCGCCCTTGAAGCCGGGAAAAATGGCCCCCTTCAAACTCAGCTTGTCGTCGCCCAAGCCAACGGCCTGTTGCGCAATGCTGCGCGTCAAACGTTCTTGCCCGGCCCAGCGGAAAGCCGTCTGCCTGCGCAGTTCATCGAACGCAGCCGTGTCCAGGTTGAAGTAGTAAGGCTGCGCCTCGGGCTTGTGCGGCTGGATGATCAGCAGGTGCGGGAACGGTTTTACGGCCTCGGGTGCCGGTGTCATCTGCGTTGCAAAGCTGCCCGTCGGCACAATGTTGCCCAGCGACGGACTGACGCTTCCCGCCACCCGATTGATCGCGGCTCCGGCCTTGGAAGCCTGCTCTTGCAATGCCCCCATGCGCTCCTGCACTTGCGATGCTGCACTGGTCGCCTGCCCGTACATCGCCGCCACCTGCCCCACCTTTGACTGCGCGACACTGATGCTCCGCATGGTGCGTTGCAGTTTTTCCCCAATGACCGGGCCAATGAACGGGATGTTCTCCAGCTCCGACGCGGCCCCTGTCATTTCGCCAATGGCTCCATTCAAGGGACCGAGCATGTCATCCAGGCTACGGCGTCCCACCTCTCCCGCTGCAATCAGGTATTTCAACGATGACTGCAGCTGTTCTGCGTAAGCCATAACCTTTCCTCACCCTACGTGCGGGGCATCAAACAGCTGGCGGGCAGCTGCCTGCCGACTGAACTCTTCAAACTGACGCTGCATAAACGGGGCGATGTCCCGCGCCAGTTGTGCCGGGTCCTTTACATCGCCTTGTACGTTGACGGGCATATGCGGCGAGAAGGTGAATTGCTGGTCGACCTTCGTGGACCCAGGCTTGCTCTGCTCGGCCGCCTTGACCACGGCAGGCAATGCCAGAGGAGCGGGGGCTACTGCCGCCATCGCCTTGACCACATCGCCAGGTGCGGCAGAAGGTTTGGCATCACCGGCCTTGTCAGCGATGGCCTCGGTTTTTTCATCTGAGCCAAACAGCGCCTTGCCCAGAAAGCCACCGATATCCTGCCCGCCCATGCCGCCAAGAAAGGCACCGACCGCGCCACCGATGGCCGTACCGATCACCGGCACGATAGAGCCAATCGCTGCACCCGCTGCACCGCCTGCCAATGCGCCGGCCAGCCCACCCGCTGCGCCGCCGTAGCCTTCCGCTTTCTCGTCCTGGGTCTCGGCGTTTTGGTACGTGTCCAGAGCCAGCATGCCCGCATCCAGAAGCTTCGCACCGGGGACCATCTTGGCAACACTGCCCACCTTTCCTGCGGCACCAGCCAACCGCGCTAGTCGGCCTGCGGGGGCAGGAGGTGGAACGGGCGGTGCCGGAGGCCGTGGAGGTCCTGTACGTCGACCACCGGAACCACCATTTGCGCCACGTCGACGACTGCGCCGCGACCGGCGCTGCTCACCGGGGCCACCCGCACCACCGCCGATAGCGCTCGCGTTGACCACAAACACCTTCTGCGGCTCCGAGCTGCTGCCTGAACCATTGGCACCATCACCGTCATCACTCGCCTCGCCGAGAATATCGAGTAGCTTCAGACCGGTTTCGACGGGGTCAAGCCCGGTCTTGCCGCTTTCCTCGGACTCAACATCTGCACCATCAGCGTTGTCCTTACCTTTTGCTTTGTCGTTGCCTTTGAGCGCCTTGAGGCCGGTCTCTAGCAGCCCTTTGACAGCGCCCACCTTCCCTTCCGGTTTTTCTTCTTTGTCGCCGGAGTTGGTGACGAATACTTTCTGCACCTTGTTCGGATCACCGCCCAGCGATCCACGCCCAATATTGAGCAGACCCTTGCCGATTTTGAATACACCGGCAGCCGACTTCAGTGCCAGCAGCCCGGTGCCTATCGATGCGATGGCCAGCACCACCGGCTTGGAGGTATCAGAAAGGGCAGTGAACTCTTTGGCCGTTGCAGTGATGCCCTTCGCAACCGCGTCAGTGACCGGGCGTATCGCGTCACCAATGCTGCGCATCGAATCGTTGACCGCCTGAAACGTCTCCGCCCAGACCTGCGACGATGCACCACGACGCTCAGCCAGGTTCTTGTCGAGAATCCCCGAGGCGTTCTGAGAGTCTTTTTTCAGTTGCTCATACAGCGTGCGATTCTGCGAGTAAGCGGTCAGGGCAGCCTTGACCTGCGCGTCGGCAAACAGATCGCCGGTACGCAATGCCTGCTCCAGCGATTCCAGCATTTCCTTGGCCTTTTGCGGATCGGCTTCCTTGCTGATCTTGTCCGTCGCCTCCTTCATCTTTTTGGCTTTAGCCGGGTCGGTTTTCTCGATGTAGTGCTGGGCCAGCGCAAGGCTGGACTCCAGAGTTGACATGCCCTTTTGGATGCCGGTGTTCAGCGACCCCTGATAATCAATGCCAACGTCCTTATAAGACTTCACCACGTCGGTAGAACCGATCTTATCCATCCAGTTCTTCAGGTTGTTAGCGGCCTCGTCTGAACTTCCAGCTGTCTTCATCTGGACCTGCAACATGGCGCCAAGCTGGCTCACCGAATCCATGCCGCTGATGCCTAGCTTACCCATGCCCGCCAGTAGCTGTGGGAACCAGCGCGCCATGTCACTGGCTTCAAAACTGCCCGCCTGCCCCTGCATGGCAATCGCCTCAAGGGCCTTTTCCATGACCTTGGGGTCGGTGATATTGGCGTTCTGTTGCAGCGCCTGAATCATGTTGGCCGTGTCGGTGCCACTGGCCCCCTGCCCGACCGCAAACTTCGCAGCCACCGGCGCGTAGGACAGCGCCTTGTCCAGGCTCATGCCTGCACCGACCAGCTTGTTGACCAGGTCGGCCACATCATTGCGGGCCATGCCGGTGTCCTGCGACGTCTTGATCACCGAGGTGGTCAGCGCCGCTTCCTGCGGCTGGTTGGCTACACCGGCCTTGATCGCGATATCCCGGATGATTGCCTGATAGTCGGCACTGATCTTGGTGGGCACGGCCAATGCGCCGACACCGGCAACGGCGGTGCCGATTCCGGACTTGAGTTCGGCCTTGCCCTGTTTGATCTGTTGGTGTCCCTTGACCTTGAGGTCCATGCTTCTGGCCACACGGTCAAGGGACTGATACTCCTGCCTGAGCTTATTGACCTGAACACCCTGTTTACGCAAGGTGTCGAGGTTGTTCTCAAGCTTGCGCAGTAAACCAGAGGCCGATGCAGCACCACTGTCGTGCGCTTTCTTCCATTCATCACGCAGGCGCATGGTTTCGCCAATTGTGTTTCTCAGCACCTTGGCCTGATTACCGCGCTGCGTCAGTTTCTTGATGCGGTTTTCAACGGTGTTGAACGCCGCACCCACAGTTGGGCTGACAGCGCCGCCAATCACCAGGCCCAGTGCCAGATTGTTCGCCATCACTCACCTCAGATATTGGGATGGGCTCAGTCCGTGAGCCACCAGATCATGTCCGAGAAAGACATGGACATGATTTCCGCTGACGAGAAGCCCAGCTCTTTGGCGAGCCGCTTCGCCGCGAGCCTCTGCAATGCCGGGTCAAAGCTCGTCTTCGCGCACCAAGCGAAAATAACCGGCCTGCAGGCGGCTGTAGTCCTTTAGGGGCAAGCATTCCAGATCGTTAACGCCCATCTGGGCAAGGGTTGCGAACAGATTCAACTCACGTTGCTCATCATCGCCATTGGCAGCCGCCTGGGCGGTCCGCACATCGCGCACGGTGGGGGCGCGCATTGTTATGGTATCCACCTGAACGCTATTGACCTCGGCAGGCTTGGTCAATTTTACCGACACACTCTCGGCCGTCAGAGTCACCCACTTCGGATTGGTATTTACTTGAGACACAGGAGTCTTCCTTCTTATCAGAGGCCAAGGGCCGAACGTTCTGCCGCAAGCTGATCCACGCCGTTGATGACGCGTTTCAGGCCCAGCGCATCGATCTCGTAGACCAGACGGCCATCCACTTCCAGCTTGTAGTAGGTGAGCGCCACCGCATGTTTTATCTCGGCCTTGTCACCTGCCTTCCAGTCCCCCATGTCGACCTCTTTGAGTCGGCCGCGCTGGGTGACCACGACCGGGGTGATCTTGCCTTTGAGCCCTTTGAAGGCCCCACGGAACACGCCGTTGAATGCAGTGCCGTCCGCCAGGCCGAAGAACTTCAGGGACTCGCGACGCACGCCTGTGGTGGTGAAGTTGGACTCCTGCTTTTCCATACCCATGTCCAGCTCGACCGGCAAGTCCATGCCACCGCCACGGTGCTCTTCGGTCTTGAGCGTCATCTTGGGCAGCGTCAGGCTGGGCACGTCGCCCTGAAAGCTAACACCGTCCACAAACAGGTTCAGGTTGCTCAGTGTTTCGGGAATCATTGCCATCGTTGCAGCTCCTTAAGCGGCAGAGTCGAGTACTTCGGTCAGCCATTGATTGGTGACTTCAACGCGGAAGTTGGGGTTTTCTGCAGGCGGTACGTCGGTGAACCGGATGTTCCAGTACACCTTGCCCTCTTCCAGCTGGCTGGCAGTGTTCAACTCGGTGTCCGCAAACACTTCAAAGTTGATGATCGCGCCCTGATTTTTCAGGTCACGCATGAACGCCTGTAGGCCTTCGGTCACGTCCTTGACGTAGGTTGCAGTGATCGACCGGTCCACCGCCCACTTGTGCCCGTAGAGAATCGCGTCCATGACGATATCCATGGTGCGCACGCGGGTTACGAACGCCCATTTGGGATCGGTGCTGAGCGTACGGTTGCCCCAGAGGCGGTATCCGTCGTCGCGTATGATGGTGGCGATATTGGCGTTGTTGAGCAGGTTAGCCCGGCAAGTTTCGTCGCCGTCCAGAAACTCTATAGGCCGCGTGGTGCCGGTGATGCCCGCGAACTCTTTGTTGGAAGGCGATGCCCAGAACCCGTACTCCGCATCAGTCCAGGCGAACAGGCCAGCCACCCACGCAGAGCCCGGTGCATCAACCGTCTTATTGGCCGTCGTGTCCCAGTACTGAACACCGGGATCGACCATGAAAGAGCGTTTGCCGCCGAAGTTCTCGGCATACGCCATGACCGCTTCGTCAGTGGTATTCGGGCCGTCGAGAATAGGCAGCGCCCGCAACTTGTCAGCCAGTGCAGTCATGGCAGTACCCACGGCCAGGGTTGAGCTGTGCAGGGGCGCGATCAGCAAACGCGGCTGGGCGTTGAAGCGACTCTTGCCGTCGAGCAGTGCTTGAAGCCCACTACGGGTGCCATCTGCTTTGACACCGCCAATAATGGCGGAGGTCTGCAGGGCAGCATCGTCCAGCTTGGCAACGCCGCAGGCAACGATCACCGCCTTGGCTCGAACGTAAATCGCCTGACAGGCTTTGGTGATCGCCGAGTCAGGACCAAACGCTGCAATGGCTTCGCGCTCGGATGTGATCAGCACCAGGTCATCGACCTTGGCGCTATAGGCCGGTGCTTCAGTAAACGTATCCACCAAGCCAATGATCGAGGACGTGGGCAGCGAGATGGTGCGTGCGCCCGTGTCGACGTTCGTCACAGTCACGCCGTGGAAGAAACTCAT